GTTTAGAATCTAGTAATTTAGCACCAATTAATTATAATAGTAATACTGTACCAATTAATTATACTAGTTTAGAATCTAGTAATACTGTACCAATTAATTATACTAGTTTAGAATCTAGTAATATAGCACCAATTAATTATAATAGTAATACTGTACCAATTAATTATAATAGTTTAGAATCTAGTAATATAGCACCAATTAATTATAATAGTAATACTGTACCAATTAATTATGCTATTTTAGAATCTAGTAATACTGTACCAATTAATTATGATAGTTTAGAATCTGGTAATACTGTACCAATTAATTATACTAGTTTAGAATCTAGTAATACTGTACCAATTAATTATACTAGTTTAGAATCTAGTAATTTAACACCAATTAATTATAATAGTAATACTGTGCAAATTAATTATACTAGTTTAGAATCTAGTAATATAGCACCAATTAATTATAATAGTAATACTATACCAATTAATTATGCTAGTTTAGAATCTAGTAATACTGTACCAATTAATTATACTAGTTTAGAATCAACTACTATACCAATTAATTATAATAGTAATACTATACCAATTAATTATAATAGTAATTTAGCACCAATTAATTATGCTAGTTTAGAATCTAGTAGTTTAGAATCTAGTAATTTAGCACCAATTAATTATAGTCTATAATCACTACAGACAAATAATAATTATGATGTTGAAATAAATAATTTTATTTTTAATAAACTATTGTGTTTATAATTTATAATTTTTATAATATAAAATATTATGGAACCAGATGTAGAAAGATTACTAAAAAAGTACTATAAAACATATTTAATAGGTAAAAATACATTTAATACAGATAAAGAAAGAGCATGCGAATACATAAAATCAAGTTTAATATTATTAGATAAAATAAAAAAACAACCACCCAAAGATATTGAAAAATATTCAAATATATTAAATGAGACAGAAAATGAATCATGCAAATTGTTAAATTTATATTTAGAATATAATATTGAAACTGAAATTCCAAATGAAAGTAAAAATGTTGATTATATTAAATTATTTAAATCAATTGAAAAAGGAGATTTAAGTGAAATAAAAAAATATAATATAAATGAAATTAATTTTAAAAAACTATATAAAAATCAGACATTATTACATCATGCAATAAAATTTGGTGATACACAATTTTTAAAATGTTGTTTAAAATTAGGTGCAAGAATAGATACACCAAATGGTTTTGGAAATAGTTTATTAGAATATGCATGTTTAGAACATGATCAGAATATTATAAATTTTTTAATAAGTAATGGAGCAAATATGAAAAAACATTTATATTTTAGAGATAGTCCAGTTAAAAATTGTAATTTAAATGATTCAATAGATATATCAAATATATGTAAAATTGTAATAGAATTAAGACAACCAATCGAATATATTGAGAAAAAAAATATTAACATAAAAATCAATGAAATAAAAAAATATCTTGATATAAATGAATTAATTGGTTTAAATGATTTAACAATAAAAGAATTATTAAATAATATTGAATATATAATGAATAAAATAGATGAATTATCTGCAGAAACATATTTAAATATTGTTGAAGAAGAAATTAAATATGAATTAAAAAATAAATTAGGGTGTCCACATAATAAATTAGAAATAATATTAATAAATTTAATACCATTTTTATCGTATCCTTTTAATTTAGAGGTTGATTGGATTTTAAGTTTAGAAATAAAATATATTATAATAAAAAATTTAAAAAATAAAAAAATAATTGATATAAATGAAATTAAAAAAAATATAATTGATGAAATTTGGGAAAAATATATTAAAACAGAAATAATACCAGAAGATTATTTGGGTACAATTATTTCTCAGTGGATGACAAAAATAAAAGTATAAATTTGTTTTTTTTTCTAATATATAATATATAAAAAATGAGTTTTAATCGTTTACCTTATGATTCATGCGCTTATGCTAAAACATTACAACAAAGTACTGATCCCTTAGATTATAATTTATATAGAGGAAAATTTGAATCTTGTGAACAATGCGTTGAAGGTTTATATCCTAATGATTTAGACTTTGGAATTAGAGCTGATGTAGAAAGTGATTTAAAAGGTCAAGTAAGAACTGGTTCTAAATGTGTTGGTGAAAAATTTCCTAAAAATTCTAATACTGTTGCAGAATTTACTCCTGCAATCACATGCCAATCAATTTATAGTTTAACACCTAATAATTTAGTTAAACCTACAACAAATGGATTAAAAGATTTATCTTCTTATGGTCAAAATAGTTGCCCTGTTTTAAAAAAATAAATTTAAAACTTAATAAAAATTAAAAATATTTAAATTATTTATTAAATAAAATATTTTATTTAATAAATAGAATTTTTCTTATGTTAATATATAGATGTCATTCAGTAGAATACAATATGATAACGCTGCATATGATTTAAAATTAAATAGATCAGTTGGACCAGGTGATTATAGATTATTTAAAGGATATAATGAAAATTGTTCAAAATGTTTTTCATATGATGGACCTAAAAATGCTAAATCAGATGTTTATACCGCTGGTAAAAGTGACTGTGACACTGAATGGTCTGCAATGACCGAAGTAGAATCACATTTAACAAATAGAGTAAATAAATTAGTTGATGACAATCATTTAGGAAAAAATGATTCTTATTTAAATATTAAAGTTAATCTAGTTAAACCATCGTGTTCTGATTTATTAGTATCAGAAGATACAAGATTTACATATCCTTTAGAAGCATTTAGATCTATGGATACAACATCATATCATTATAATCCATTCTTATATGTAAATCCTCAATGTGAAATTGAAGAAGATAGAATTGGTTTAAACTCCAGATTAAGAATTAAAGATACATTTGTTCCTAAATTTGCAAATCCAATTGATCAAACTACTATATTACCTAAAGGTGGTGATATTTCAAATGAATTGAGTTTACCATCAACCTATAATATGTGTAAAAACACTATTTAAAAACGATTAATAATTGTAGATACTTTAATAAATTATAATAATTTTTTTGTTGTAATTACAAAAATATATCTAGAAATAAAATATTTTAAAATGTAACTAATAATAATATGGAAGGTTTATTATTAGGCACATTAGGTTATTTAGGAAATAATTATTCAGATGTACCAACTGATAATAAAAATAAAAATGAATTAGATAATTATTATGTAACAAATTTAGAAAATAATATTCATCAAATAGATAAAATGCAAGCAAAAAATTTATCTCAATCACCTGAATTTTATCAACAATTTGATAGTTTAAAATTTGATAATGTAGGAGGACCATCATGTATTAATGAAGCTAATAAAAAAAAAAGTGGTTACGATTTTACATTACAAAGAGAGCTTGATTTTAAAAATGGTTATTCAAATTTTCAAGATAAAGATATGCATTATGGTGTTGTAAATATGGAAAATTTTACTCATAATAATATGGTACCATTTACAAAGAGAAGAGATATTTCTGCTAATTATAAAAATGCAAATATGAAATATCAAAAACATACAGGTAATAATCCATTTTGGAAACATAAAAAAGAAACAGAAAGTTTTTTTGAACCATTCCGTGATTTAACCTACACAAATGGTATGCCAGTATTTACTGAAGAACTTTCAAATAGATATTTAGCTAGTTCCAAAAATAATTTTGGTAATTTACCATTTCAAACAGGTGTTAAAGTATTACCTGGTATAGGAGATAAAAATGCAGCTCCATATGCTGTTTCAAGAGTATTACCAAGAAATATTGATGAATTAAGAAGTGAAACAAATCAAAGAGTTACTTATATCAATAAACCTCTAGAAACAATTAAAAAAGGTGATATGCGTGGTATTGATCCTAATATTACAAAATATAAATTACCAAGTTATAGAGAAATTAAAGGTACAGATCTTGTTCAAAATGCTGGAGTAACTAATGGTATGACAATTAGAAGTCAATGCAATGCCGAAAGTCAAAGAGGAGAAGATGAGTTTTTTTATACTGGTCCTGCAAATGATTCTGTTCAAGGTAATAAACCTGATGTAAGATCACATTTTTTTACTGAAAGTAAGCGTGAGAATTATGAAAATGATAATACACATGCTGTAAATGCAGTTAATGTTAGACCAGTCATGACAAATATTGATAGTTATACAATATATGAAAATGAAAGAGATACTACATCTAAAGATTTACGCGCTTCTGGTATTACAAATAATAATCATGCATCTTATTATATTGATAGAGGTGATATTGCTAAAATAACATTAAAAGAGCAAAATATTAATAAACCTTTAGTTTCTAATATTAATTCAACTTTTCAACAAGGACATGTAAAATATACTGATGAAGCTAAAGAAACAATAAGACAAACCACTATAAACAAACCATTAGTTTCTAATGTAAATTCAACATTTCAACAGGGTCATGTTACATATACTGATAAAGCTAAAGATACAGTAAGACAAACTACTATCAACAAACCATTAGTTTCTAATGTAAATTCAACTTTTCAACAATCACATCTTACATATACTGATTTAGCCAAAAAAACTACAAAAGAAACCACAATAGATAAAAAAGATATTGCTAATATTTCTTCAATTAAACAATATATTTATTCTAATTTAAATGATGAAGCAAAGAAAACAACAAAAGAAACAACTATTGATAAACCATTAGTTTCAAATATTTCTTCTGTTTATCAAAATTCTCATGTTCAATTAAGTGATGAAGCTAAACCTACCCTAAAACAAACAACTGTTATTAAAGTTACCAACACAAATATCACACCAATAGAATATAAAGGACATGTTAAAAATAATGATATTGCTAGAGAAACTATTAAACAGACCACAATAAATAATGATTATATAAGTAATACAACAACTGATGTTAAAGGTACATATAGTAATATAGAAGATAATGCTAAAGAAACAATTAAACAAAGTACTATAAATAATAATTATATAAGTAATACAACAACTGATGTTAAAGGTACATATAGTAATTTAAAAGATAATGCTAAAAAAACAATTAAACAAAGTACTATAAATAATGATTATATTGGTAATACTACTAAGGATGTTAAAGGTACATATAGTAATTTAGATGATATTGCTAAAGAAACAATTAGACAATCAACAATTAATAATGATTACATTAGTAATACAACAACTGATGTTAAAGGTACATATAGTAATTTAGAAGATATTGCTAAAGAAACTATTAAACAATCAACAATAAATAATAATCATATTGGTAACACTACTACTGATGTTAAAGGTACATATAGTAATTTAGAAGATAATGCTAAGGAAACAATCAAACAATCAACAATTAATAATAATTATCTTGGTAATACAACAAATGATGTTAAAGGTGTATATACCAATTTAAATGATAATGCTAAAGAAACAATTAAACAAACAACTATTGACAAAAAATATATTGGTGGTACAATACATGAAGTTAAAGGTACATATTCAAATATTACCGATGATATGAAAACAACAATAAAACAAACAACAGTTTATACAACACCTATTAAAAATATTAGTTCACAAATTAGTACTGTTTATTCAAAAAATGATGAAGAAGCTAGACCTACAATTAAAGAAACAGTATTACATGAGGGTAGATCGCATATAAGTGATTTAAATAAAAGTACTTATATATTAGATAGTGATAATGAAGCAAGAGATACAATAAAAGAAACAACAATATATAATGATTATATTGGTAATGCTAATACAAATGTTAAATTACCAAAATCTGAACAAGCTGAAAGAAATATGGTAATCGATGATAGAAGAGAAATTACTGCAAATTTTAGTAGACCAGCTAATGCAAAATCAGATCAAATACGTGGTAATATAAATGCAGAAACGGTTAGGTTCAATGATAGAAGACAATTATTTGGTTATGTATCAATACCAAAAATGACCTTAGATAATAATATTACACCTTTTGCCAAAGTTCATACCGACAGAAAAACAAATATAAATGATACAAATGATTATAGAATGGATCCAATTTTTATTGATACATTAAACGAAAATCCATTAGTAAATGATATATATCATCAAAAAAATTATAAATTTTAAAATATATTTTTAATTATTATTAAAAAAATATTTTATATTGTCATTGAGTTTTCTTTAAGAACAGCATTATGTAGTTTTAATATTAAGTCTTCTTCTTCTTTATCATCTTTTTTACTTATTTCATCATGATGTGTAAGTAAAATATTATTTATATATTTACATGCTGAAATAATATGATTTTTTGTTCTTGCACCTGTAATTATTATATTTCCTTTTTGGAAAACAAAAACTGATATTTCTTTTTCTTCATCATTATTTTCAATTGGTGTATATTTAATGATTACACATGCTCTTATACATGGTTCAAAAGAACATTTAATTTTCTTTTTTAATAATAAATTATAAAATTTTATTCTATCAATTTGCATATTAACTTTATAGTTTGAATTTATCATATCTATTTTATAACTTGTTATAGCTAAATCTAAATGATTTTCTACAAATTTTATTTCATGAATTTTATTTTCTTCTATTTTTGCTTTTATTTGTTTTATTTTAACAAGTAATTTATTTAATACAATATTAACATATTCTAAGGATTTACAACCTGACATTTGAATACTACCATTTTTAAATAATTTTAAATTTATTTTTGGTTCTTCTTCCCAATTTGTTACAGGTCCTTGAAATACACGTACAACAACTGTTATTTGATTAAAAAAGTGAAAATCTTTTTTCTCTTTTTTTTTTAATCTCTTATTTTTTGTTTTGGTTTGAATTAATGTTCTTTGATTATCATTATTTAATTTTACACATACAATATCATCCTGATCAAGCTGTAAATATTTTTCAATATTAACTGTATTAATCAGTGAATTTAATTTAGCAGATGCACACATAGTAGATATGGTTAAACCATCTGGTAAATTTTTAATTTCATCTTTCTCATAATCAATAATTTTTATATATTTAAAATCGTTCCAATTTACTTTACTCATCAAATATTTAAACAAACATCTTTTTAAGTATATTTTTCACTTTTTATTAGTAAACATAAAATTTAGTATATAAAAATATATAATTTTTATCTAAAATAAGTTATTATGGACATATTACCGATTGCTTATTCACCTTTAAATAATTTAAATGTTAATATTGTTAGAATAAATAAACCAAAGAAGAAAACAATTATTAAAGGTATAAGATTTATAAGAAAAAATTAGTGTAAATAATGATATCTACAGACAGAAATATATGATTCAGAACCACCTATAAAAACTTGACCATTATTATTATTAACTATTCTTTTTGAAAATATTGCTTTAGTACCATCATTACAAATTTTACATAATGCACATAATTTTTTATATTTATCAGCATATGGTATTAAATCTAAAATTTCACCCATCGGATTTCTTTGAAAATCGCCATCCAAGCCACCTACGATAACATATTTATTATATTTTTCTACCCATAATAAACAAGATTTTTTTAATGATTTAAAAAATTGACCTTCATCTATTACAATTACATCATGTATCAGAATAGTTTCATCAGTTATTTTTTCTAAATCATCTGTAGTTATACAATTTTCTTTTTCTCCTGCATGAGAAACAATTCTATTATTATCATACCTTATATCTATTTGTGGTTTTATTACTAATACTTTTTTGTTTATAATTTTATGTAATCTAACATTTTTAATTAGCTCAGTTGATTTTCCTGAAAACATTGGTCCAATAAATAATTCTAATTTTCCCTGATAATTTGACATATTTATTAATTTTTAAATATTTAATATTATTATTTCAATTTTCTTTAATAAAAATTGAATTTATAATATTTTATCCAATTAATAAAATATTAATGAATACTATTATTAAAGCATTATATATTGGCACTGGTTTACATGTTGAACCAGTGTTAAGTTTTCCAAAAATAAAAGAGTTTGTTTTTATTGATACATTACCAAGATCAGAATTTGGTGATTATCTTAAATTTAATAAACACTTTTATAGAAAAAATTTTTGTTCAGAATTAAATCAAAAGTTAAAAATCTTAGATTTTCAATTAATTGAAACATTTGAATTAGATAAGAATTTTGAAAAAGAATATTTAAATTTAGGTCAAAGATTTTTTTATGGTTTAATAAAAAAAAGACCAAACTATTTAAATCCAACATTATTACTATATTATAACTATAAAACAAAACAATATATTAAATATTATATTTCAACAAATATAATATTAAATCAAAATAAAATGTTATGTTTTGATTTAATGAGTGCAGATGCATTAATTATTTCTGGTTATTTTCCAGATTTAAAATTACTTGATTTTTTTGATGAACCAAAAAAATTAATTTGTTATAGTGAAACATGTTATGATTTTCCAAGTGAAGAGGAAGAAGATAATATATATAAATTTTTTAAGGAAGAAAAATATTTTTCAAATTGTTATCTTGTTAATAAATATAAAATTAATGAAATTACTGAATATAAAAATTATATAGAAATGTTTAAAAATAATTTTATTATTGATTAATAAACAAATAGTAATTATTTATTATAAATATTTAAATAATTTTCTTTAAATTATAATTAAATCAATATAAAACAATAATACAGTATTAATTAAATATATGAATGATATAATATTATCATTTGATGTCGGTATTATTCATTTAGCTTATTGTTTATTTACAAAAGAAAATAATAACTGGAAAATTTTAGAATGGGGAAATATTGACTTAACTGATAGAGATTATACAAAATGTTATTGTGGTTTAAAAGCATCATTTACTCACAATGGAAAATATTACTGTAAAGTTCATTCCAAAAAGTGTGAAACATTAAAGCCATATGAAGAATTATTTTGTGAAGATAAAACACAAATATGTACTCATTTAGTTAAAGGTAAATATTGTGGTAAAAAATCTATTTTAAAATATGATAATAATCATTATTGTACTACTCATTCTAAAAGTTATTATAAAGTTTTACAAACAGTATATAAAGTTAAACCATATAAAAACAAAAGTATTAAAGACCTTGATTTTGATTTAACTTTAAAAAAATTAATTGAAGTATTAGATTCTAAAAAAGAATTATTAAAAGCAAATACTGTTTTGATTGAAAATCAACCTTCTTTTAAAAATCCAAGAATGAAAACAATAAGTACATTTTTATACAGTTTTTATATGATTCGTGGAATTATTGATAAGGAAAGAACAAAATCATCAATTACAAAAGTTAAATTTATGTCGCCATCAAACAAATTAAAAGTTGTTACCGAAGGTGAAAGTAAAAAACTAATTACCTTAAAAGCAACTGATGAATCAAAAGCATATAAATTAACAAAGGAGTTAGGTATAAAATATTGTAAAGAACTAATTAGTCATTTACCAGAGTGGCTTAAAGTACTAGAAAGTCACAAGAAAAAAGATGATTTATGTGATGCTTTCTTACAAGGTGCTTATTATTTTACAAAAGATGTTGAAATTTAAAAAATTGATTTTTAAATCAATTAACCTAGATATTTCTTATTATGGTTTATTATTTAAAAATAATTATTTTTATTTCATTACTAATACTAATATCTTCAGAATTAGTATGTGAAAATAAACAAGATAGTATATATAAATGTTATGAAAAAACAATAGAATATAATTGTTTCAATTTATCAGATAAAAAAATAATTTGTAAAAATAAAAATTTAACATATGAATGCCAAATTAATAATTATACAAATGAACAAACTTGCATAAAATATTTAAATATTTATTATTTTTTAAACTATATTATTATATGGTTTTTAATATCTATATTTATTAAACTTTTACCACATTGGTTATCTATTTTTATGTTAAAATTTTTATTGGCAGATATAATCATATCATATCAATAAAAATTGAAAAAAATTATTTTATTGATAATTATTACTGATTATGATGAATTCACTAGAAAAAATTAATAATATATTATATAATACTCTAAAAGTTACATTTTTTATGTATATTATTATTTATCTTTTACCACGATGGTTATTAGTTATTATGTTAACAATTATAATATCAGAAATAATGATTGAATTAATAAAAATTGATTAAAAAATATTTAAACAGTGTATACCATTTACTTTATGACTGATTTTTTTCAAATATATCACAATTCTGTACCAGAAATTAATGAAGTAGTATTAATAAAATTTACAAAAAAAAATGACACACATTTTGAAGGTAACTTATTAGAATATAATTACGATGCTATAATGTCTTATAATAATGCAACAAAAAAGAAAAAAGTTTATAGCTGGAATAAAATAGTTCCATTAAATAAAACACTTTTAGCAACAATTGAAGATGTTATTGAAGGTAATAATATTGTTCAAGTTAGTACTGCATATAATGATAATGAAACCGAACTTAAAGAAAGATTAAAACCATTTAATGACAATAAAATATTAATATCATTAATAAAAAAAATTTGTTACAAACAAAAATTAAATTTTAATGATTTTTGGACTAATATTATTTATCCTATTGACAAATTAAGAAAAGAAGAAAATATTGATAATTTATTAGAGTTTTTTCTTGAAAATAAAAATGAATATGTTTTAGAATTATTACAAAAATATTATGAAAATTATAATAATATTTTATCCAGTATTGATGAAAATATGATTAATACTAATCAAAAAATAACTAGTAAAATTGGATTGATTTCTATTAATGGAATAGATAAAACAAAGACAGTATTATCTGAATTTATATCTGATCAAAGCTGGAATTTTACTTTTAAATATGATTCTACACCTTTTTATTTTTTGGAAAGTTATATAAATGATTCATCTGTTGAAGATCATCAAGACTTTATTAATTCTTTACAAGAATTAGCTAATCAAAATAAAATCTTTTCTAAAATTGAATATGTTGGTAAAGTTCAATTATAAATAAAGTAAGGTAATAGATAAATTGCAATAATTGTTATTATAATATTTATATTTAAATTTTGATTTACAAGATATGTTGATATTAAACATGATGAAACCATCATACAACTATCAGCTATTATTGCTTTAAATGAAGCTTCATTTGCATATTCTTTAAATGTATCTAACATTCTATTTGAACCTTTAGGAATAAAACTAAAAAATAAATAAAATAATATATCATGTGTAATTTGAACAATAACTGATAGAATTATAAATTTTATTAAATCAAATTCTTTAAAAATACTAAAATAAATTTTTCTTGTTATAATTAGTCCAATTAAAATTATTAAAACATCTGCAATTACAGCAGATAAATTGTAATCATTATACCATTTTTTTAATACTTTTGATTGAATAAATGATAAATTTAATAAAAAAATTACAATTAAATCGGTGATTAAAACTCCATTAAATAATGGTAAATAATCACTTACATTATTAAAATCTGAAATATTTTTATACATTATATATTAAATTATAAAAAATATTTTTATTTCATAAATCTTTTTAGTCCCATTGATTTTTCTAAATTTATTTGGGATGTTTCAATTGGTTTATTTCTTCGTAATGTTAAATTATTTGTACTTTCAAATAAAAGCTTATCAAGTTTGTTTACAATAACACCTGATACTGGAGCTTTTTTATAAGATTCTTCAATTTGCATTTGTCTTGAAATTAAAGGAGGGTGTAATACTAAAAAATCACTACCTACTAATTCAAAATTTTTTCTAAATTCTAATATAGTAAGATTTCCACCAAAATCTTTTAATGTTAACCAAGATGAAGCTGGTTTGATTTCTTTAAATATACCATAAGTTAAATAATGCATTAAATTAATTAATGATTCTCTTTTCCAAACAGTATTATCATTGGTATCAATGTTATAAGCCTTCATACATTCCCAAGAACAATAATTTCCTGTACAAAAAAATGTATCATTATGATGTTGTTCTGGTAAACTTAATCTAGGTGTAGTAAATCTATGTTTACACCACCAACATTTTGTATTTTCATTAAATTCAATATTATAAACATTTATTTTATTAAAATTATTATTAATACTTGTTGATTTATATTCTGATTCTGATGAACTAGATATTTGATATGTAGATTTTTTTATTTCTTCTAATTTTGTTTGTTTTGGCGTATTTGTATCTGAAAAATACGATTCTGATTTAATAAAGATATCGTTATCTTTTTCATCATTTTCTGATTGTACATCAATATCATTAATATTTATTGGTAAATATGTTATTATAACCTCTTTTTCAGAGTCAGGCGTTTCTTCTTTAAGTATTATTGGTTCAGTTGATTTGTTTTTGGGTTTTCTCCCTCTTTTTTTGAGTATTTTTATTTGTGTTTGATCTGACATTCCTTATTAAAATTATAATCATTTCTTTAAAATCATTATTAAATTACTTAAAGATAATTATTAGATTATGTATTTATTGTTATCAATGGTGGTTTTGATGGTTTTCTTCCTCTTTTTTTCATTGCATCATTAGTACTAATAGTAGCATCCGATAATAATCTTTCATTATTAGAAGTATTTTCTTCTTGTGTTTCTGTAGTATTTATATTAGCTGATGTTTGAATATTTTTTATTCTTGATAAAATTTCAGCTACATTATCAGGAGCTCTTATATCAGGTATATCTCTTCCATTTCCTTTACTTGCAAATGAAGGAATTGTAAATTGACCATTCATAGCAGAGACTTGTTGTGAATTATTATTATTTGGATATTGCATATTATTATTTGGATATTGCATATTATTATTTGGATATTGCATATTATTAACTGGTGGTTGCATATTATTATTTGGATTATTAACTGGTGGTTGCATATTATTATTTGGATATTGCATATTATTATTTGGATATTGCATATTATTAACTGGTGGTTGCATATTATTAACTGGTGGTTGCATATTATTAACTGGTGGTTGCATATTATTAACTGATGGTTGCATATTATTGAATAAGTTACCTAAATTAAAAGCTTCTTGTGATATATCATTATTTGAGTTTTTATTTTTCATTAAACTATCTTTTTGTTTTTGTTTTAACATAGTATCTCTTTCTTTCATTATTTTTTTTTGTTGTTCTAAATTAATTTCTTGAGCTGACATAAATTGACTTGGTTTTTGTTTATTTGACATCATATTTCCAAGAACAGAACCAGCACCCATACCTGGTGGTAATCCTCCTAAATTTGCTTTAGTAAAATGATAACCAGCACCAGAACCAACAACTAATAATGCTAGTTTGAGCTCAGGAGGCCATCCACCACCTGATGTTTTATATTTTTCATATAATTCTTCAAGAACATCATCCCAACCATCAATTTCAACACTCATATGTTCTGACCACCCATCCAGTTTAAATGAAAAAGGATCATAATATTTATTACCCATTTCTACTAAAGATATACCATTTAAAATTAAACTTCTGTAAAGTTTAACACCATTTCTTTTATCTGCAAAACTTTTTAATAAATCATATTCATATTCCATTTCTTCAATTGATGAATTAAAATCATAATCTTTAGTTAAATTATAACCTTTTGTTTTGATTTCACTTAATCTTCTTAATAACTCAATTTTTTTAATTCTAATTTCTTGTGGTGATAACGTAGCTACATTAATAGTTGGTTCCATTGAAGGTAACGTTTTGCCAATTATAGGTATTGAACTGATATTTGTTGCAATATTATTGTTATGAGGAATTTCAGGAGACTTTTCTTGTTGACCAAAATTAAATGTTTCTACATTTGGTTTTTTAATAGATGATTTTGAACTACTTGATTTAGAACTACTTGTTTTACTACTTTTTGAAGAACTTGATGAAGAACTTGATATTTTAATATCACTTGATTCAGATTGTACAGGTGTTTTTACAACAATTTTTTCTTTATTTGCTACCATATCAAAATAAAAATCAGTTTCAGTTGATTCTTTTTTAGTTGGTTTTATTTCACTTGTAATTTTTTTCCCATTTGTATCATGATAATTAATATTATTTTCAGATGACGTATCAGAACTCATATTATATTTATTAATATTCTTTTCTTTAATTCAACGCATTATAATAAAAGAAATTACTTTAATAATTCTTGATTTTGTATTTTAAGTCCTAAACCAACGTAATTTACAGCTAAAAAAAATGTTAATAAAACATTATTATAACCAAAAAAATATAATCCAAGTAAAAAACATATTTTAAAAATAGGATTTTTGTAAATATTTACTATAAATTCTGGAATATCAAATGAAATATATAAATATGTGTAGATAAATGTACATATTAAAATAAAATATATTTGATTATTATCAATATTAGTATTCATATATATTTATATTAGATTTTTTTATTTAAAATTTAATTAAAATTTTTAATCTATAGTAACTTAATAGTGCTTTTATGAATTATTGTTCTATCGAAGATGCATGGAAAAATTCTGATAGTTTAACAGATCAATTTAAAATGAAAAAAAAAACTATAGAAAATTTTTCAGCGGATAATGATGTTCAACATACAATTAAAATTGACGATCAAGAATATTTTAATGACTTTAATTATGAAAATAATTTTAATTTTGATTTTAATAATAATTTATTTGATGAAATAAATAAAGAAACTGAAATAAATAAAGAAACTGAAATTAAAAAACCAGAAGAAAAACCAGTAACCAAAACAAATAATTATCATAATGTATTTATTTGTGATGATTTTTTAGATCATTTAGAAACATGCAAAATATGTAGAATGAAAATGCGTAAAAGATTTAGATCTAATATTATTGAGAAATTTGATAATATAATTGTTGATAATAAAGATACTATTTTATTGTTTTTAGTTATTTTATTTGCATTAATTTTTTGTAATTTACTAGTTAATATATTTAAATAATAATTTTTCTTCTTATTATTTCCAATAATTAGTAGACATATTATTTTTTTTATAAAATTCATATTCACCCTTTATTAATTTTTTTTCAAATCCTTTATGCCATGGTAAATGTTTGCAAACATAATCACCAGCAATTCTATAATGACCTCCTTTATTTTGTCTATTTATTAAACAAAATGTTGTATCAATTGCTGCACTATATAATTCATGTTTTGGATAGTAAAATTTACACATCCAGTATTGTTTTTCAAAATCAATAATAGATTTACCAAATGAGGTTACATCATTTCTTATATCATCTGAATCTATTAATAAAGCAAACCCAACTTTTTCTGCTTCAAAATAATTTGATATATTAATCATTTCTTCAATAAAATTATCTGGTAAATTTTTATTAAATTCTAAATCTGGATCTGTTAAAATATATACATCTCCTATTATATAATTTATTACACTTTTTTCATATACTTTATGACCATAATTTTTATCCATTTTTAATAAAGTATATTTATAATCATTTTTATAATATTTTAATAATTCTGGAAATGTACTACAATTATCTATTACAACAATATCATTTGTATATTTTTCAATTTGTTTAACCATATTTTTAATATATGTATATTGATTAAATCCTATTATTACTACTGTCATATTTTTTTTGTAAATATCTTTTGATACTGAATTATTAAGTTCAAAAAATAATAAATTACTATCTAATTTTTTACTATCAAATTTATATATTTCATTATTTTCATAAATTGTATATTTACATAAAAAGTTAAATCTTGAAAATGTTTTATCTTTCCAATTTTTAAAATTAAATTTTATCAATAATTTTATATTATTTATATAACAAATGTATAATAAATCTTCAAATATTTCTTCCTCTTTTCCATCATAATTACAATAAATTAAGCTTAAATTCAATGTATTTTTTTTATTATAAAGATTAAATAATATCTCTTTTATTTTTGTATTTTTATTTTCTACATAAATTTCCTTAAATTTTGTAGTTATTGTATCATCCAAATCATTATTACCTAATATTAATATTTCATTTGTTTTTACTTTATTTGTTATCCAATTTAAATTATCAGTCTTATTTTGCTTGTTTAACTTGAATTTATCTTCCCAAAAATTTGTTGAAATATTATTTTCTAAATATTTTGTATATTCATCTTCAAGTAACTCTTTATGATAATCTATATACCATGGTAGATGTTTACAAATAAAATTTCCACCTACACGTATAGTTAATCCATTATAATTATATTTTGTATTTAATAAACAAAATGTTGTATCAATTGGAGCATTATAAAGTTCAAAATTATTATCTTGTATTTTTGCTTGCCAAAAACGTCCTTCCCAAAGTTTTAATGGCATACCTGCATATGTTAATTCTGGTCTTATATTTGGTGATGATATTTCTATTGCAAATCCTACCCTTCCTGCTTTATAATGATTTGAAATTTTAATTAAACTTTCAATAAAATTATTTGGGAGTTTTTTATTAAATTCAAGATCTGGATCAGTAATTATAAATAAATTACCAAATATTCCTTTCAAAAATTCCTCTTCGTAAACTTTATGACCATAATTTTTATCCATTTTAAGTAAACTATATTTGTAATTTGAATAGTAATTAAGTAAAGGTTCATATGTACTATTATTATCAACAACAACAATATCATTTGTATATTTTTCAATTTGTGATACCATTTTACTTATATATGTATATTGATTATATCCAATAATCAAAACTGTCATATTTTTTTTTACCATTTGCAAATCAGAATTTTGTTTTGGATTTAATATTATATAATTATTCTCTTGTATTTGTTCATTTATAACAAAATAATTAGTTAAATAATTATATTTTTTTATATCAAAATTTAATTTTAATAAAATAGGTATTTTATTTATAAATGTTTGATGTAGTAAATCTTCTATTATTTCTTCTTCATCACCATCCATATTACAATAAATACCTGCTATTTTTTCATTATATTTATAAATATTATTAAATAAAAGTTCTTTTAGTGTTATTTGATTCTTGTTATTTTTTATTTGAACAATTTTTTCATTACAAAAAATAATATTTTCTTTTGTATTTTGAATTGGTGATAGTGAAATTATTTTTTTAAATTTTTTTTCTAATTCATGATTTAATCTATCATAACTTAAATCAATAAATATTTTTTCTTTATTCTTTATTTTTTCTATAAATTCATTTACTTTTTTTGTTTTTTTAAATTTAACATCTTGTTTTTTATCATTAATATCTTGTTTTTTATCATTAACATCTTGTTTTTTATTTTTATCATTAACTATTTTTTTTATGAGTTTAGGTTTATTTACTTCATTAAGTTCATTAATACTATTTATTTTAATAGGCTTTTGTATTGGTTTAACAGGTTCTTCTTTTTGTTTAACAGGTTCTTCTTTTTGTTTAACAGGTTCTTCTTTTTGTTTAACAGGTTCTTCTTTTTGTTTAACAGGTTCTTCTTTTTGTTTAACAGGTTCTTCTT